ACAACATATTGTGATTATGAAGTTAATCCTAGCAAACTTAATGTTGAAAAACTAAGTAATATAGCTCAAGTGTTAAATTGCGAATTATCTAGTTTTTTTGTAAAACCAAACGTAACTGAAAGCAACAAATTTGAAGAAAAAGAAGGATAAGGAGGATACGATGGAAGATAAAAAAAGTCTATTGAAAATATCAATAGAACTACTAAAAATAGATAATAATATCTTAATTTTGAATTTATTAACAATATTTATTTTAATAATTCAATTATGCCAACTAGTAATGTTGCTACACTTACAATGAAACCTGCTAGTTTGAGTATTGTACGTTTTCTCTTTTCTTCTAAAAATTGATTACATTTAAGAGTGCCAGAATAAGTAAAGTACTCAGTTGTACTACAATTATTTTCTCTATCAATAAAGGTATAGCTTTCATCTATTACATAACCTTTTTTAATTAGAGAACTTAAAATATTATTTAATCTTTTTTGATCAATATGTGTATAAGAGGAAATATCATTAAGATCAATTACTGTTGGTGCTATATAATCTTTAATTAATTTTATGACTTTTACTTCATCGTTCGTCATATGTTACTCCTTTCAATTTTATTGTAAAGGAGTAACAAGAAAATATCAAGAAAAAAGGATAAGAACAAATATGAACTTTTACAAATTTCTATTTGGACGTTAATGTTTTTTCTTAATTACTATATTTTTGAGAAAAAAATTAAAATTGTTCAAAAACTGAAACAATATAACAATAAAAAAAGAAAAGATCAAGAAAACAAATGAAAAAATATCAATATCCACGCGAAAAAAGAAAGGAGTTAAGAATATGGAATTTTATGGCTCAAAAGAAATAATAAAATTAACTGGTCTTGGTAAAGCATCAAGTTATAAGTTAATTGATGAATTAAACAAAAAAATGAAAAGAGAATATCCAGGAACAATTATTATTAAAGCAAAAATTCCTAAGTGGTACTTCGAAAAGAAAGTTTTAATCAAAGAACCAAAAGGAAGTGATTAAATGAGCATAAAAAAAGAAGAACATACGCAAAAGTTCTTCACTAATAATTATAACAAAAGTGAAGAATAAAATCAATTTATTAAGGGGGAATATTAACAAAAAATAAGGAGAAAAAATGAAAAAAATAAATGAACCAGAATTTATAGTTAGTCCTGCAGAACTAAAAGCAAATCAGGAAAGATCATACGCTAGAGAATATCGTGAAAAGAAATCAAAAAGAGATAATATACTAAGAAAATTAATGTGGTTACTATATGGAATTATAGTAGTATTATTTATTGTTATTTTAAATGTTCAATATAAAAACGCTGTTGAAGAATGTGTTGCATTTGGAAACAATAGAACATTTTGTGAAGAAGGACTTCGATGATATGCGAAAACAAAATCCTTTAAAAAAAATAATTTTTCATTTCATTAGTAAAGACGAGATAATTAAAGAAAATAAGAGTCAAAAAAAAGAGATTCAAAAATTAATATCTACCATAGAAAATATGAATCAAAAAATCGATGAATATGAATTTTTATTAAGTGAGAAAGAAACATCAAAAAAAATAGAAGAATTACAATATTTATTAAATCAGTATCGTAGTAATAAAAGGGAATTACAAGCAGAAATAAGGCAGCTGAGAAGAGAAAATATATCTTACTATATTACTATGAGTCAAAAGAAATAATCCTAATACGATAGATTAAATGCCTTGTTAAATCACATCCTCTTATATGCAAGAAAGTACTTATTTTGAGGGCATTTAGTAAGTACTTTTAAACTAATAAAAAGGAGAATCTAATGGAAAGAAAAAGTTTTGTATTTTATGCCAGTTTTTATAATTCAATAAAAAAAATAAAAGATAAATCACTTAGATGTGATATATATGAAGCTATATTTGAATTAGCTTTAAATGGCAACAATATAACAATTGATAATGAACTTGCTATCTTAGCACTTGACTTGATAATGCCCCAAATAACAGCCAATAATACTAAATATGAGAATGGAAAAAGGGGCGGCAGACCATCTAAAAACAAAGACGAAAATGAGGAAAAAAATCAAGAAAATAGTGAAACCAAAAAAAATGTGGTTATTGAAAGTGAAAACCAAAATTTTGAAAGTGAAAACCAAGTTTTTGAAAATAAAAACCAAAAAGAGAATAGGTTACCTAATTCAAAACCCAATGATAATGTAAATGTAAATGATAATGTTAATGTAAATGATATATATAAAAAAGAAATAAATAAAGAAAAAATAAATATAGAAAAAGAAAGTGAAATTATAAAATTTATAACTGAGCAATCTATAAAAATTACACCATATGAGTATTCAGTTCTGGAATTATATTTAAATGATTTTTCAGTTGAAGAGATAAAGCACGCACTCTTGTTAGGAAAAAATAAACCTGTAAGTTATTCTTTAGCTATTTTAAAAAATTGGTTTGTTGAAAAAAATAAAATTAAAAATATCAAAGATAACACAAAAAAATTACCAGAGTGGTTTGATAAAAAAATAGAATCAGAAGAAGTGGATTCAGTAGATGCAAATGACTTTAAAAAATTCATAGAAGAGTTTAGAAGAAAGGAATAAAGAAAATGTTTTTTAAAAAAAGAGAAAAAATCAGGGAGTTAGAGGATTTAACAAAAAACTTAGAAGAAAGACTGGGTGCAAAAACAGATTTAATAGAAGCATTAAGAAAAGAATGTGGAGAAAAATTAAAGAAAATAAAATCTTTGCGCGAAGAAATCATATTTTTAGAAAATGAAAATAGCAAAGGTTTAGAAGAAACAAAAAAAATTATAAATAAACTTGAAAAAACAGAGCAATCACGAAAAAAATTGGCTTCATCAAAAGGTGGATACATACTTTACATCAAAAGGTTAGACAAACAAATAAATGATTATGAAGCATTACTTAGAAAAAAAGAGTTAGATTATTTATTTGCATTAAAATTGATTTTTAGAAAATCAAAATTAACAGGTGATACTAAAGCTTTTTTAGGACACAGATTAAAAGAATTACAACAAAAATATGAAAGTAATAGAGGTGATGATAATGTTAGCAATGTCTGATACAAAAAGACGTATAAGAGATGTTAACGAACTTATAATAGTTCCAGCACTTGATTTATGGGATATAAAACCTATAGACTCAAATATAGCTCTAGGAACATATACCACGCTAGAAAGAGCACAAGAGGTATTGATGGATTATATTAAGGCTTATAGAGAAAACTTTATATTAAAGAATTGTTCATCAAGTTTATCAGAAGAAGAACTAAAGAAGTATTCAAATTCAATTATATATATTTTTCCGGATAAATAGTGGAGGTTCATAACTATGGGTAAGATTTTTGTAGGAACAAGAAGAATTAAAACTATTGGTGGACAACATCAAACACTTCCTATTAAGGATAAAAAAATGCTCAATAGAGTAATTGACTATTTAATTTATGAAAAAGAACACGCCAAGAGTGAGAGTAAATATTACATAAAGTATCGAAACTATATGTTAATACTAATTGGCTTAAACACTGCATTTAGAGCAGAGGATCTCTTGCAATTAAGAGTATCTGATATAGAAAAGGGCTATATGTCAATAAAGGAAAATAAAACAGGGAAAGTTCAGAACTTTCCCTTAAATAAAAAGTTTCATCAAAAAATTATGGAGTATGTGTTCGAATTTGATTTGAAGAAAAATGATTACCTATTTATGGGTCAAAAAAAGAGAAATACATACAATGGAATAACTCACAGAGTTCTATATCCAATTACTCGACAGAACTGTGCAGTTATTTTTAAAAAAATAGCACAGGAATGTGGAATAAATTTTAAGTTTGGATTGCATAGCCTTAGAAAAACATTTGGATATATGTACATTGTAAATGGTGGAAAACTTGTAACACTTCAAAAAATGTATAATCACGATGAACCTACAACAACGTTGTTCTATATTATGTGGGATACAGTGGATATAGAACACGAGAGAGCTGCAAACTTCCTAGGGGATAGGTAAATGTATGTAAAAAATAAATGTTGATAAAATGGCTTAAAAAACACCTCAAATACGCAAAAGTAAGTGATGGACAAATTTTCATAAAATGAAATTGAAGAAACACTGAATTTACGTTGATAAAAATTGACAAATAATTATATTTGAAAATTTTACAATTTTAGGGATTATGTCAAATTAATAAAAGTAAGCAGAAAAAAGAAAGAATATGAAATATAAAAACAATTTAAGTAGAGTTTTTAGTGTAGGAGGAATATATGAATAAAAATGTAGAACAACATTTAGATGAACTAATTGAGTACTATAAAGATACAGATATTAGTGATGTTAGTTATTTAAAAAAATTAATTGTTAGAAATTTAGGTGACGTAAAAAGAAGGTATGTGAAATACGACAAGCCTAAAATCGATAAATTGCAAAAAGCGATTAGTGAAGTATTAAAAATGATATGGGATAATTATGGAGTATTAAACAAATATCAAATTGAAATACTAGAAGATATATTAAAAGGCACAAGCATATGAATAAAGAAATAATTGAACAAAAACACACTAAAAGTGAGTTTGAATTAGATATAGAATTTGAAATTGATGAAAATAACAGGGTAGATATGATTCAAGTAACTGATTTAGTCATTGCTTATAATAAATTATTAAGAGCCTATGAGCAACTAAAAAAATGTTATTGTGATAGAAGTGATTGTTCTGGAAGAATTATTAATTCTAGAAAGTATGATAGTATTCAACAAAATTTTGATAAACAGTTAAATAATTGGAATAACTTAAAAAAATATATATCAAAGACTAAGTTAGAAATATATAAAAAATATGTTGGAAAAAATTACGGAAAAAGCTTTGCTGTAGAAAGAATAACAGTCTTAAATATAATTTTGAATAAGATGAAAGAACTAGAAGAAAGTGATAGTAATGAAAAAAACAATAGTATTTGATTTTGATGGTGTTATACATACCGGATACACAGGTTGGAAAGATGGTTCTATTTATGGAAATATAGATATTGATTTAATTGAGTACATAAAACTTCTTATGAAAGATTATTATATTGTTATTTCAAGTAATAGACCGGCAAGACAAATAGTTGAACATTTAAATAAACTAAATTTAGGCATTATTTTTGAAGTATTTAAAAAAGATTTAAATGATAATATGTATTGGAATAAAGATGATGTTGTAGGTGTTACTAATGAAAAAGCTGTTGGGATTTTATATATTGATGACAGAGGTTACAGATACGATGGGTTAAAAAATCTTAGAAAGTTTATAGGTGATAGTAATGTTAAAGACTAAAGATATAGATACTTTTACAGTAAGTATTCAAAATGGCTTCTTTTATTGGAAAGTAAAATTAAAAGATAATCTTGTATATCAAATATTATATAGAATTGAAAAGCATGTAACACCAGCAGGAAATAAAAGCAAAAGAAAAATATATTTTATTAGAAAAGATGATGAAGAATTAATATTTGATGATGAAGTTAAAAAAATGTTTAGTGCATTTAAAAGACCATATATTATAAGTGGTATTTAGAAAGCAAAGGAGAATAAGTATGAAATTTAAAATGAATGATAGAGAATGGATTATTAAAGAAGTTGAACAAAACGAATTATGTTCTGCTCACAATGATTTTAGTGGAGATGGTTGCTATTATGGAACTACATTCCCTAGTATTCAAGAAATATGGTTATACAAAGATATAAAAAAAGAAACAAAAGAGAAAACATTATATCACGAATTAATGCACTGTTATTTATATAGTTTTATATCATTTAATAATATTGATTTCTCAATAGACGATTTTTGCGATATAAGTGCTAATTCACATAACATAATACACAAAATAGTAAAGGAGTATTTTAATGAACAAGGCAAGTGAAAGATATAATACAAAAGTGGAAATACCAATAAGTGTAATATTAGAAACAATATTTAGTGATGATAACCACGATGTAGAAACATTAACTAGATGGGCAAAACATTATGGTTTTGTAGATTTAATAGAAAAAGATGGACATAAATATTACAAATTACAAGATGATTATACAAAACAAAGTTTTTATATTTGGCTAAGCAAAGAAGAAAGAAAACAATATGAATATGAAGATTATTTAATAGAAGAATTGGAAAAGTATAAACAAACATTAAATAAAATTAAAAAAATTATGAAAGAACCTAGAGTGAGTGGGAGTGTGTTATTAACATTAGACCAAATAGATAAACTTTTAGAAAGCAAAGGTGAGGAATAATGGAATTATGGATTAGAAGTCAAGAAAAAACAATATTTCAAAAAGTAGATAATTTATTAATAAGTGATGGAGATAATGCAGAAGGAACATTTAATATTTATACAAATTCATTACCAGTACAAAATGTTTTAGGTAGATACAAAACAAAAGAAAGAGCATTAGAAGTATTAGATGAAATACAAAATTATATATTATTGCCAAATACTGATAATAGTGCTTATGTTTATAAAATGCCAAAGGAGTAATATATGAAAATAATAGATTTATTAAATAAATGGTTCAATAATGAACCAATACCAAAAACAATAGTATATGGAAATGACTTGTTTTACTGGAATGAAAATTTAGAAGATTACACTACTTCATTAGAACCAAATGTTATAGATAGTAATACTTATTTTATGGAACAGTTAAATTTTGGAAGGTTAAACGATGAAGTAGAAATAATCGAAGATCCAGAAGATTTAACATTGATGTATATGTATTGTGATATAAAGGCTAAAGATAAAATTGAAGAACTAAAGAAACAGCTTAAAGAAAAAGAAGAATATATAAATGAATTACAGACAACTAAAGATAATTTCGATAAGTTAAATGTAGAAAATATAAAGCATCAAACAAAATTTAAAAATTATTTATTATTTGAAATTGAAAAAAATAATGAATTAATTAGGAATTATGATATAGAAAAGAATTCATCTGTTAATTTGTATTTCTTAATGCTGAAAAACCAATTCATTTTCGAAATCCTTATGAAAGTAAAAGAAATATTCGATGAAAGGAAACAATAGTAATGACTGAAGAAGAAAAGAAAGATAGAAAAGCGATGATTATAAGTATACCTATATTCATATTAGGCTTTATTTTCATTGTAATTATTGCACAAAATGAAAATAAGCGTAGATATGAAAATTGTATAAATAAAGGTGGAAAAGCAATTTTAACAGAAAATGGAGGTTATGGATTCTGCATTGTTGGGGGTACTAAATGAAAATAATAGATATTTTTAACAAGATAGCAAATGGAAAAGTTATTCCTAAAAGAATCAAATACAACGAAAAAATATGGGAATATGATGATAGCGTGGGTGATTATCACATCGAAAATGATGAAGAATACCTTTTTATAGATTTGTTCGACACCACACACATACAAAAATTTATAAATAGAAAAGTAGAAGTAATAGGTGAAGATAAAGATATAGAAAAAATAACTATTCGAGATAAAACATTAGGTTTTCCATCTGGAGAATGGACAGCAAGAAATATGGATAAAGCGTTTGCACATAAAATTAATATGCTAATTGATGAAATAAATAAAATTAAAGGAGCAGCTAGCAATGAGCAATGATGATATAGTGAGTGATTTATCTAGTTTAATCGATTATTTAGATAAATTAATATACTTGATAAAAGATAAGGGTTTTGAAACAAGGGAACAAGATATAGCAATTCAAAAATTAGAAGAAGCAGTGTTTTGGTTAAGTTATGGATTAAAAGAAGGAGATAAAGAGTGAAAAAAGCAAGAAAACTAAATAACATAAAAAACGAAAGTACATTTGAGGACCAAACTACAATGAAATTGAATTTAATATATAAAGAAATATTAGATATAAAAACGATTATTGCAAGATATATTGATGATAAAAATATTATTAATACTAAAAATAATATAGAAAAAGAAATACATAAACTTAATTGTATAGTAGCAAGTAGAGAACAATTACCTTTAGAACAAAAACAAAAATATACTAGTTTTGAAAGCATTGGAAAAAATTAAAGAAGAATTAAAAAGGAAAGTGATATAAATGAATGATAGTAGATTAAAAGAGATAACAAAGGATGAAGCTAAAACACTACCAGAAGATACAACTTATTATATATATAATCCTGCATTTCCAAATGAACTTAAATCTGAAAAAGCAAGTAGACGAGATCTAGCACATAATAAATATGCTATAAAAGAATTAAGATTTTTCATTGAAAAAGAGGAAAAGTTGAATGAGAAAATTGTACGAGATTAGAGTAGAACTTATTAAATATAAAAATAATCTAAGAGAAATTAACAGATTGATGTCATCAAAACCATCAAAGATACTAGTGGATAATAAAGAAAAAATAAAACAAAAAATTAAAGATCTAGAAAAAGAATTAGAAACTGTTAAAGATAAAGGGAGTGAGAAGTGATTATGAATGAATCTGAAATAATTAAATTAATGCTAATTGAATTAGAAAAAAGAGGATTAATAAAAAATAATGACAATACATTTAAAAATGTGGAATTACTATTGTATAATTACAATTCGTTGAAAGACTCAATCAAAGATAGAGAAGAACAGATAAAAGATTTAAAAACTTATGGAATTCAAGAAAAGTCTTCCAGCATAACAATGATTGCTGAAAATGTTCAAAAGCAAACAAAAAATGAACTGATAGAGAACGCAATCGAGTCTCTCAATCAACATATTTATAGAACTAGAGTATTTCTACGTTACATCGAAAAAGTCGTTAAAAGGCTTGAAAATGATGAATATTATCCTATTATAAAGTTAAAATACTTTAAGGGAAAGAGCATTGAACAAATTTCAGAAATAATGGGGAAAGATACATCTACTATTTCGAGAAATAAAAATCGATTAATAAATGAATTAAGGCCACTTTTACTTCCGAATGATGTAATATCTAATATATTTAATTACTAAATGCAAAAATCGTGCAAAAAGTATGCCATTTACAATGCAAAAAATATATAATATAATGTGTATAATGAATTTTTTATAATTGATAGTAAGAAGAAATGGCTATCGGTGAGGTTAAGAATCTTTCAATGAAGATTCTTTTTTTATAGGAGAAAAAGTGAAGAAGATAAGTAAAATCAAAAAATATAGAGATGAAGAAGATAATCAAAAACAAAAAGTTATGGATAAGTTTTTTTCAAAGAGGGTGATTAAATGGCGAAAGGCAAAAGAATAGACAAACTTTCTGTATATAAAATAATGTTAAAGATGTTTGAATGTGATAATTTAACAGAAACATCAAAGGAATTAAAAATTCCAATAACAACAGTAAGTACTATTTATAAGCGTAATAAAGATAAGAAGGAATTTGTATCATTAAGAAAAAAGCAAGAAAGAAATTTTGTTGAAAAAGCTGATTCAATAATAAATAAAGCAACAGATCTATTAGAAAGAAGGTTAAATGTAGCATTAGAAAATCAAAATGAACTTGAAGAATTAATAGATGCAATATATGATGCTACGGATGAGGAAGGTAATAAATTAAAATATAAAGAACGTGAAGATTTAATAAAAAAAATAACTAGATTACAACTTAATAATTTACCTGAACTTACAACAGCAATAGGAACTCTTTATGATAAAAGAGCTCTTTCTTTAGGTGATCCTACAGTAAATAATAATGTAACTATTAATATTGAGTTAACAGATGATGAATAGTAATGATAAAACGGTTAATATTAAAATATCAAAAAATGTTTTTAATGAAAAGTATTTACCTTATTTGTATAATGATGATAGATTTTTAATTTTGTATGGTGGCGGCTCTTCAGGGAAAAGTTATTTTTTGGGTGAAAGATATACTATAAAATTGTTAAGTCCAAAGAAATGTAACTTAATTATTGCGAGAAAAGCAAGCGTTTCAAATGGTAAATCTACATTTCCATTAATGAAACAAGTTATTAATAACTGGAACATAAGAAAATACTTTGATATAAATAATTCTCAAATGAGAATCAAGTGTTTACTTACAGGGAATGAAGTAATATTCGTAGGATTAGACGATGAAGAAAAAATAAAATCTATCACATTTGAAAATGGTGAGGTAACAGATGTATGGGTTGAAGAAGCAACAGAATGTACTGAAAAAGATATAAATCAATTAATAATTAGACAAAGAGGTGGAAAATCTAAGAAGCAACTTACAATGAGTTTCAATCCAACTTCAGTTAATCACTGGATAAAGAAAAAGTTTGTAGATACTAAAAGAGCTACATTATGTCATTCAACATACAAAGATAATAAATTCTTAACAGATGAAGATAGAGAAACACTAGAATCTTTTAAAGACACTGATCCATATTATTATGATGTTTATACTTGTGGTAAGTGGGGAGTACTTGGTAAAACATTTTTTGATTCAAATAGTATACAAAAAAGAATTGATACTGTAAAAGAACCGATAAAAGTCGGTTATTTTATTTTAGAAGAAAAAAATGGAAAGATTATAAATTATCGTTGGATAGATGATGTTAATGGATATATAAAAATATTTAAAGAACCAATTAAAGGTCATCCATATGTTTTGGGTGGTGATACTGCAGGAGAAGGTAGTGATTTCTTTACTGGTTTGGTTATTGATAATTTCACTGGGGAACAAGTTGTTACATTAAAACAAGAATTTGACGAAGATGAATATGCTAAGCAAATATATTGCTTAGGTCTTTATTACAATACAGCTCTTGTAGGCTTAGAAATCAACTTTAGTACATATCCTACAAAAAAATTACACGAATTAAATTATCCAAAATTATATTTAAGAGATAAAGAAGACGATGCTTATGATGAAAAATTATATAAATATGGATTTAAAACTACAAAATTAACAAGACCTATAATTTTATCAATTTTGGTTGAAATATTTAGAGATCATCCAGAATTAATAAATGATATAGAAATATTAGAGGAAGCATTAACCTTTATTAGAAATGAAAAAGGTAGACCAGAAGCTGCAAGTGGAGCACACGATGATTTAATTATGGGATTAGCTATAACTTATTACATTAGAACACAACAATCTTACATAATTGAAACTGATACTGAAGAAATTGTTATAAACTTACCATTTGCATTGCAAACTGATGATGAAGAAAGTGATGAGATTGTGAGGTGGTAAATATGGATACTATATTGTTAAGTTTCGCATTTTTAATTGTATTTGTTATAGGTTACATTGCTAGTGTATTAACTTTTTCAATATATAAAAAATATGAAAAAAATATATTTAATGAACTTATAGATAATTTTGAAAAAAAACTTAAATATAAAGATGACAAGTTAAATCAAATATTGGATGCACTCAAAAACACTAATACAGAAGATGCTGGAATAAATAACATATCTAAGGATGTTAGAGATGAGTGGTTTTATGGAACAGGAGGAAATGAATAATGGATAAAAATGAATACATTACTCAAATATGGAAAGAATTTAATGCAGGTGTTCTTTGGCAAAAGAATAATGGATTAATAGATGAATGGGAAGAATGTGAAAATTTTGTAGAGGGTAAACAATGGCCTAAAGCAACACCTAGAACGAAATCATTACCTAGACCTGTAATAAACTTATGCTCAATGATAGCAGAAAATAAGAAATCGAATATCTTAAGTTCAAAAGTAAAAATGATATTTACTCCTGCAGAAATGTTTGGAGATTTATTGGCTAAATCAGAAGAAGGAGCAAATTTATTTACTAAGTTCGCTGAAAATATTTCGAAGGAAATTAAAGAGGAACATCTTGATGATCTTGCACAAGATAACGCAGTTCAACTTGGAACCTATATTTATCATTATTTTTGGGATTCTACAATTTCAGGAGGAATGACAACGCCATATGTAGGTGGTATGCGTGGTGAAATTATACATCCAAAAAATATTGTATTTTCTAATCCAACAGAATTGGATGAACAAAATCAAAAATATATAATAATTGCAAATACTGAACCAGTTGAGACTGTGAAAAAAATAGCACAAAAAAATAAAGTTTCAGGTTGGGAAAATATTACATCTGACAATATTCTAGAAGATGAAAATGTTGACAATTTAAATTTGTGTACAGTGCTTACTAAATATTCAAGAATAAATGGAAAGGTAGTTTGGGAAAAGGCCACAAAAAATTGTCTAATACAACCACTTACTTATTGGGAACCTAGTAAAGATAAAATTAAACTTGATGATTCAAAGGATGAGTCTGAGATAGAACCAAACAGATATGATGATAATAACAATTACCTTAATAAGCAATTATATCCTATTGTTGTTCAACAACATAAGAATAGAAAAAAATGTATATATGGAATTGGAGAAGTAAAACAAAGTATTCAGAATAATAAGGCAGTTAACTTTAATATTGCAATGATGTTATTAAGTGTACAACAAACTGCGTGGCCTAAAATAATTCAAAAGGCAAATGCGCTTGCTAAACAAATGATTACTAATGAACCTGGAGAAATAATAACTGACAATAGTTCAAATCCAAATTGGGGTGTTAAATACCTTGATACGCCTGGATTTAATGTTCAAGCCTTAACATTAACAAATACAATTATTGATTTAACAAGAACAACTGCAGGTAGCACTGAAGTTGTTACCGGGGAAGTCTTAGGAGCTAATATGGCCGCATCTGCAATTATTGCATTACAAAACCAAGCGAAAAAACCAGTAGAATTATATCAAAAGAAATTGTATGCTGCATATGAAAAAAAGGGAAGAATATATGAACAATTCTTCAAATTTTATTATAACGATAGTAGAATGTTTGGTTATGAAAAAAATAATCAAACTATTGCTGCAACTATGAATGGAGAAGAATATAAAGATATTAATTTTGCTCTTAATTTAGAAGTTGGAACTGGTGGTATGTGGAGTGAATCATTAAGCGTACAATTACTTGATAAATTAAAACAAGATGGTGATATTACTGTAGATGATTATATTGATTTATATCCAGAATCAATTATGCCTTTTAAAGCAAAATTAAAGAAATTGCGTGAAAAGAAAATGATGGACGACCAAAAAATATTAGAACAAAAACTTCAAATGCAACAAGAACAAATTGATAAAGAAACTATGGCTCCTATTTCTAATGATAATACTGAAATGATAGCACAATAATGTGCTTTTATTTTGTCTTTATAGCTAGACAAAAAAGAAACTAAATCGCATTGAATAGCGCAAAAATCTAAAACGCATTGAATAGCGTAAAAATCAAAAGGAGGAAAAATGGAAGAAGAAAGCGCAAAAACATTGGATGTCGCTGAACCAATTGAGAGTGATGATGAAGTACTAGACACTCAAGAAGAACAACAAAATAGTACTAATTCTGAAGAAGTAGAAATGGAATTTGATGAATCTACAGAAAGTGAAGAATCAAATGGTAGTAATGAAACGAATAAAGAAATTCCAGAAAAAAACGTTCAATCTTCAGAAGAAAATGCTAAATATGCAGCTATGCGTCGAGAAAAGGAAATGAATTATAAGTACAAAATAGATGAGGCTTATAAAAAAGGACAATTAGATGCATATAAAGGTAAAATTAATCCTTATACTCAAACAGAAATAAAAGATGTTCACGATATCAAAGTATATGAGAACATGTATAAACTTGATAAAGAGGGCAAAAATCCTATAGAAGATTATGCTTCTTATATCGCTGATAAAGAACGTGAAGATGAATTAAATAGGATTAAACAAGAAGAACTTCAAGAGAAGGCAAGGAAAGATGTAGAAGAGTTTCAAAGTGCTTATCCAAATGTTGATTTACAAGCATTACTTGATGATGAAACATTTAAAGATTATTTAGAGGGTAAAACAAAGCCTTTAAAGGAAATATATGATACATATAAAAAGATGCAAAATAAATTTAGAAACTCTGCTATTAACGTTGCTAAACAAACTATTGCTAATTCTAATTCATCACCAGGCAGTCTTAGTAGTAATAGTGAAATAAAAATTAATTTTGATTCAATGTCATCAGAAGAGTTTAATAATTATGCTCAAAAGGTCATTGATGGAGATGTTAAGTAAAGACCTGGAATTTTTGAAAGGACAAAATAAAATGAAATTAAATATTCAATTATTCGCAACTGATACAATGTCAACATTGACAGCGGAAAATCAAACATTCTATGATAGATGTTTATTAGAAAGATGCACACCAGAATTAACATTCTATGAGGATGCACAAAAGAAAAAAATTCCTGCAGGTAAAGGAACAAAAATTGAATGGAGAAAATTTAATAGTTTAACTCCTGCAACAACACCTTTAACTGAAGGAACAACACCAAGTGGTAGCAATCTTAATATTACTAAAGTTGAAGCTACTTTAGATCAATATGGAGATTACGTAACCGTATCTGATGTTTTAGAAATGCAAGCAAAAGATCCAATTATCACTGAAACATCACAACTTGAGGGAGAACAAGCTGGAGAAACATTAAATAATGTTATAGGCGATGTAATATCAAAAGGAACAACTGTTAGATACGCTGGTAGTGCTACTTCAACTGGAGCTCTAACAAACACTGATGTCTTAACAGGTGCTTTAATAAAAAAAGCAGTTAGAGATCTTGCAAGAAACAATATAAAGAGATTCCCTGACGGATATTATCATGCAACAATTAGTCCAGAACAAGCATATGACTTAATGAATGATACATCAACAGGTGGATGGATTGATGCAAATAAATATTCAAATGCTATGCCTCTTTTAAAGGGTGAGTTAGGTTGCTATGCAGGTGTTAGATTTAAAGAATCATCTGTAACTCCAAAAGGCGAAGGAGCAAAAATTGGAAATACTGAAAATAAGTATGTAGTTCATAAAGCTCTAATTTATGGTAAGAATACTTATGGTGTTCCTGAAATTGGTGAAGGTGGAGGTAAACCAAAAATTATCGTTAAACAAAAAGGTTCTGCTGGAACTAATGATCCATTAGACCAAAGAGGTACTATTGGTTGGAAAGCAATGTTTGCAGCTAAAAGATTAAATGAACTTGGTATAGTAAGAATAGAAACTGGAGTCTCTGATTAAGAGATTCCTTTTAAATTTATGGAGGAAAAATAAATGTCAAAAAAAGATAATAATATAGAAGATAAAAATGTAGGTAATAACAGTAATGAAAAAGAATTAGATACTGAAATAATTAATAACGAAATACTGGAACAACTAAATGAAATAAAAAAAATGCACGAGGAATTAAAAAAGGAAAAAGAACAATTATCTATTGCACAAAACGAATTATTTTTAGAAAAAGAAGCGTTAAGAATGCAAAAAGAAGATATAGAAGCAGAACTTAAAAATCAAAAAAATGCCCCTGTTTTAACAAAGGAAGCAGAAAAGAAAGACTTTGAAGAAGCAGTTAAGTCGGCAGAGATAGTAAAACAAGATAAAGTAAGAATTAAAATTCCAGTAGATAAAGATAATAAAGATGAAATTTCAGTGCCAGTAACAATTAATGGTTATACTTGGGTAATAAAAAGAGGAGAATTTGTTGAAGTTCCAACAGCCGTTGCTGATTTGTTAGCACTTGCAGATTATATTTAATATAAGGCGTAAGCCTTAATATCATATCAATAGCAATAGATAGGTGCAAATCCTATGGATATGAATGAGAAAGGAAAAATAGTATGAAGTGGAGCGAGATTCAATTAGAAAGTTTGAAAAAGATGTTTTTAAATAAAGATCTTTTATTAGAATCTAAACTAGATGAGTATAGAAAAGATAAAAAATATAAAACATATTTAGATGCTATGCCACAGGCTTGCAACGAAGCAATAAATTTTATTATAGAAAAAGAACCACTTATTAAAATTTATAAATTAAATAAAACTGATGATTCAATATACGATTTAAAGCAACTTATAAGCGATTACAAGAAGTTTTACAACATAGATAGTGAAATACCTATCAGTTGGGAAATGATTACAAAAAACCTATTAAAAATAGATAATTGGAATGAGGGAAATGTTAATGTATTATATTCTGCATATCCTCAAAAAATCGATTTAGAAACTAAAGATAGTCATCAAATAGAATTAGAAGAGTCTTTTGCTAGAATAATTCCACTATATATAGCTGGAGAACTATATAAAGATGATGATCTTACATTGTCAACAATATATATGAATGAGTTTATGAATAATTTAAATAGTTTGATTGCAAATGATAATTTTATAAATAATAAAATACAAACTGTTTATAGAATGGAGATATAATATGTATAGTATTCCAACGCAAGCACAAAAAAATTATTTCCGAATCGATAGTTTTAAAGGTGTAGATTTTACTTCATCTGAACTAGATTGTGATAAAGGTCGAAGCCCAAACGCAAAGAATATAATAAACAATAATGGTTATATGGAATCAAGGAATGGATATACTAAAATTGCAAAAATTGGAACCAATGTAAATGGTGCGTGGAATATAGATACTCCAACAGAAGAATTTTTCTTAGTACATTCAGGGACGTGTTTATATCAAACATCATCTGATTTTAAAGAATCAGTTCTTATGTTAAATGGAATGAGTAATAATCGTTCTATTGGATTATATATTAATGGTTATTTATTAATATTCGATGGAATTAAAGTTGTTGTTTTCTCTAAATTTGATGGTACTAATTATGAAGCTAAATTTTTAGAAGAATGTGGACATATTCCACTAACTTCAATAGCCAGAGATGCAAATGGTGGAGGAACAAATTATGAAAAGTTTAATATGATGAGTCCTTATGCTATTAATACATTTTTGGCAAGTAAGATAGAAACAGGTGTTGATGAAGAAGGTAATCCAACGTATAAAGATCAAGATACTTTCAAATTAGATAAGACAAACATTGTTGAAATAGTAAGTGTAAAAGTTTTAACTGATGATGCTACTTGGGAAGAAAAAGTAAAAGAAGATGATTACACTTATTCGTTAGAAAAAGGGGAAATATATTTTACACCAGGGGAAAGTCCTGTATTAGGTAGAGATAATGTAGAAATAACATATAAATTTGATAATTCAACTGAAAAAGATAAAATAAATAATTGTACTATAGCTGAACTCTATGGGTATGAATCAAATAGCAATAGAATTTTTGCATCAGGTAATAAAAATTATTCTAATTATGATTTTTGGTGTGAACAAAATAATCCACTATATTGGCCAGATGAAAATTTTGCAAGAATAGGTATAGAACCAATTATAAACTATTCAAAATTAAATGATGGGACATTAGCTATTCTCAAAAAACATTCTGATACAGATAATACAATCTATTATAGAAGTTATAATATGCTAAATGAAATAGAGGTTTTTCCTTTAAAGTCTGGTTCAAAGAATATAGGATGTATTAGTTCATATGCAAATGCAAACTTAACAAATGATCCTTTGTTTCTTACAAACGATGGTGTATATGCAATAATTGGTAGTTCATATCAAGAAAAATTTGCGATGCAAAGAAGTTATTATGTAAATGGAAAATTACTTAAAGAAAATAATTTAGAAAATGCAATTGGTATATCAGTAAATGGAAAATATTATATTGGAATTAATAATCACGTATATATAGCAGATAGTAGATATAAAGTATATCCAAAAAATGCAAACACTGAACAATATCAATATGAGTGGTACTATTGGGATAATATACCTGCAAGGGTATTTTTTTCTTGGAACAATAAACTATATTTTGGAACAAATGATGGATATATTTGTACATTTACAGATAACTATAAAGATGATGAAAATTTAATAGAATCGTATTGGGAAACACCATATTTAGATATGGGTACAACACAATATGCGAAAACTATAAAAACGGTTACATTGATTTTAAATCCAAGAGAAAAAACAAATATAGATTTTTTATATCTAACAGATGATGGAGAAAGCGAAATAATTTCTAAAACATTTTCTAACAGTAACTATGCAAAAACAATTAATGAAAAAGAAAAAATATCTAAATTTATGTTTGTTAAATTTATTATGAAAAATAAGACTGATAACAAAATGAGTTTTGAAAGATTTGGTTGCGAGTATATCGTAGCAGGAAGGTATAAAGGTGAATAAAATGGCAAAAATTTCTAATAATTTGGCTTTGTGGCAAGAAGAAGCAAAGAAGCAAGCACAAGATGCTTCAGATAGTTTAAAAAAGAATAATCAAATGCTCATAGATCAAATGAATGAGAGTAAGGATAATACTCTTAAACAACTGGAAGAACAACAAAAAAATTCGATTTATAATTTAAATACAAATAAATCAGAAATTAATTCTACTGCTGAGAATGATGCAAAACAAGCTAATATTAATAGACTTCTTGCATTAAAAAGCAATGAGCAGTCTTTGAATAGAGCAGGTTTAGGTAATCAAGGAATGGTTGGTAGTCAAAATGCATCAATAAATAATTCTTATGGTACAAATTTAACATCAATTTTAAATCAAAAAAATGAAAATCTAAGAAATTTGGAAAAAGAAAAAAACGATACATTATTGGAGTATAACACAAATCGATTGAAGCTAGAAAATGAATATGGTTCAAATTTAGCAAATCTTCAAGCTCAAATAGATGAAAAAGCATTAAACCAATACAATAATGTATATAATAACTATTTAGCATATAAGCAAAAAGAATATGAAAATGAACAAAATAGATTAGCTGCAGAAGAAGCAAAAAGACAATGGCAAGCTGAATACAATTTGGCAAAAAGAAGTTCTAGTCGAAGTTCAGGTGGAAGGTATAATTTTACTGATTCTGGAACTCAAACTATAAAAACTAACTATTATAATGGACCAATAAATCCAGATGCACTAAATGGAACGTTTGGAACAAAAGATAAAAACGGTGTGCAATATCAACCAGATAATATAGGTGGTATAAAATTAAAATCAAGTGGTAAGAAAGTATCACAAGTTACAGGTAACAAGAACTTCAAAAACACTTCTGGTGTAGTAGTTGGAAATCAAACAGTATGGAAATATGGAGATGCATTTGTTATTTGGAATGGTTCAAAAAATACTTATGAATTTTTATCACAAAAATAATTAGGGAGGTAGGATATGTCAAAAAAGAAATGGATAACAGAAGAAATAATTCCTCAAGTGAATTTAGAAACTGTATATTATACACCAAGAGCGACTTCTAAAACTTTTTATTACACGCCGTCAAAAAACAAAGTAACAAATAATGTATCAGATATTCTACCTAGTATAGGCAACAATTCAGATAGTATAGAGGATGCACAAAAGCAATATAAAAACAGTAAAATAATCTATAATATTTTAGAAAATAAATTTAGAGAAAATGCGAAGAATAATAATGTTATTCTTCCATATAAAACTGGTGAACATACATCTATTAGTAACTATGAACCAAGTAATTTTACTATATTAGAAAATTCAAAAATTGATGAAAATAAGAATTATAAAATGTTACCAACGTATAGTAATCTAACGTCCTCTAAAAACAATAAAAATATTACAAAAGTAAATAATATGTCATCAAATCCATTAGATTTAGATATTACATCAAAATTAAAATCTGGTGTTGAAAACAAAAAGAGATATGATGAATACGTGAGTCAAGACAATGTAAAACAAGATTTGATAAAGTTAAGAGATGCTCGAAATGATATAGCACTTAATAAATATAATTTAGATTTAGCAAGAGTTAATAATCACGATATAAACACTTATGATAAAACTCTTGGAAGATTTGTTGATGGTGGAAAATCAATGCTACCTAACATCAATACAACTTATACGAGAGAAGATGGTGTAGAAGTTGCATTACCTACATATAATGACCTAAAAGAACAAAAAACAGTTCAAAGTTATGAAACCGGTGTAGGAAAATTCTTAGGAGATGCTGCTTCTAACATTGGTAGAATTGCAGTTTCATCTGCGATAAATAGTGTTATTCCATATGCTGGTACTGTTGCTTATTTTGGCGATATGTTTGCAGATCAATATAATAACAATTTATTAAATGGTTATGATGAAACATCATCACTTTTAAACGCAAGTATAGGAACGGCTACAGAAGCAGTTACAGAAAAGATACTTGGTGGAATTGGTGGAAAATTATTTGGTGGTTCAAGTGAAATGTCTGAAGGATTAGCAAAAGGAATAAGTAAGCTTATAAAAAATAAAAGAATAGTAAGTATTTTTTCAAATGGAGCATCAGAAGCAATAGAAGAATTTGTCCAAACTTTTACAGAGAAATTAAATGAGCAACTAACTCTTGAAAAAAAGTTTAATCCAAAAGAAATTTTCTCATTAGATACTCTTTCTGAAGCTATTTATTCAGCAGGAATAGGAGCATTAACTGGTGGAGTTTTGTCAGGCATTGGAAAAGTTGATCCAAATATATCAAAGATCGTAGATGATAATAATACAAAAAATAATACCTCAAAAATTGATTCAATGGAAAACACTGTACCTTCTAATACTAAATATACAACTGAAAGTATTCGATTCAATGAAAATGATGTTAATGCTTTAGAAAGTTTAACTCTTAACACTAAATTTTTTGAGGATAATAATATACCTGTAAAAGCAACTTTAAATGATGTTTATACAACTTTATTAAATAACAATGCTAATAAAGATTTAACAGATAAATTGTCTTATTATAATAAAGAATATGCAAAAACAGATTTTTTTGATTTCGTCGAAAATGTAGCTAATGGTACAATTGACTATAAAACAATCGAAAATAATGTTTTATCTAAAAAAGATAGTATGAAAGATATATCATCTGAAAAAGAAAAACTCATTGGTGAAATAGGAACTAAAAGTGTAGATGAAAATGGAAAAGAAGTTTATAAAACATCAAGCAAAGGATTAAATTTAGTTGAGTCTTATCTTGCATATAATGGTGCAGATAATAAGATAGATGAAATAAAAAATATTCAAGATTTTATGAACGGAAGAAATATTGAGGCAAGATTTGATGCAACTGTATTCAATAATGAATCTTTAAATGCAGTATGGGAAACAAAAGAAGGAAAAACTAATGTGGTATTTAATCCAAATGCTTCAAAAGAAGCAATTATTGAAGAAATAGCAGTTCACGAAATGCTACACGATATTATTAATCAAGAAAACACAATTAGTAATAGCTTATTTAATGATGTACTAAATTATGCGAAAACTATTGAAAATTATAAAAGCATTAGAGATGATATAAGTGAATCTTATTCTAAATATTATGATAAAGACTCAAAGGATTTTTCACGCAAAATAGATGAGGAAGTAGTTGCAAAAACACTAGAAAAACAATTAGGAACACAAGAATATATAACTAGAATAGTAAATAATAACGCTAGTTTAGCTCAAAAAATATATAGGTGGATAATTGATAAATTACAAACTTTCAATGAATCGATTGGATTCAAAAGTGAAAAGATATACTGGGAAAGTGTGAAGAATAAATTTGAAAAAGCATATAGAAGTCAAGATTATTCTAATGCTGAGAAAAATGATATTAGAAACAAAATTGTTACAATAAATAATAAGACTTGGGTTAAAGCAGATAGGCAGGTTATAAGTGGAACAAATCCTAATTTGTGGACTAAACAGGTCGAAAATTATATTAATAATAATATTAGAAATAACAAAGATGTAATTGTATATGGAATTGATGGAGATGAACTTACAATAACGTCAGATACTGCCGGAAAAGCAACTTTTAGGAATGATGTTAAAATGAGTGATGGTTCTACCAGAAAAATGACTGACCAAGAATTTTTAGCAAAATTAAAAGCAGAAATTCATATTGATGAATTAGCAGAAACTTCTAAAAGAGGAAAAAAGAATGTTCCAGATTATAAAAATCATTCGTTTGCAAAAGATGGATTTAATTATAGAACAACTTATTTTGAAGATAATGATGGCAATTATTATAAAATAACAATGTCTGTTGGAATTAACGGTAATATTAACACTATATATAATGTTGGGAAAATAGAAAATTATAACAACAAAAAAGAAACAGGCAAATTTAGTGGCTCAAAGGCCAAGCCTGTTTCATTTGATGATAATATACCACAAACTTACACTAAAGTCAATAGCAATACATTATCTAATAAATATTCTATTCAAGAAGCAGAAAAAAATACACAAGAACTTAAAAGAAGTTCTTTTTCTTTAGAACAAAGAGTATCTGGAGACGATTTATTAGATGCACAGGATCTAATTGAAGAAATAAAATCTGTAGGTGCAAATGTAGACAAAAATGGATATGTGACTTTATATCATCAAACCACAAATGAAAACGCAAACAAAATAAAACAAACTGGTAAAATGATAGCAAATGAGCCATATGTTTATTTCAGTACTTCTAAGGATGCTAGTCAATCTGATGGTCGAGGAAACACAAAACTAGAATTTAAAATACCAGCTGAAAAAATTATGCTAGATGATTTATTTTCAGACAATGCAGATGTAAAAATAAAACTTGATAGTGGAAAAGAATTGGATATATCAAATTATATTGTTAATGAGAATGACAATAATTCTTTTTCTTTTGATAAAAAAGCAAAAAGATATGATGATCTTAATCAAACTAATTATATAGAATACTTTGCAAAAGAAAATGGAGATATTAGAATAAGTTTGATAGATACAAATAACAATTTAGTTAATCAATTTAGTTCTTCGCCTTCAAAAGAAATTTCAAAGTTATTAGGTGAGAATATAGGTGAATATATACTTAAAAATTCTTCAAATGATACAAAAAGAATTTATATAGGAAATGATATAAATAATCTAGGAAAAGAAACTGATTATTTTATGAATCATAGACCTAGTAATGATTATGGAAATGCTTCGAATTTTGAAAATAATATGAGTGGCATTTTCGAACACCCAGAGTGGTATATGAATATGAATGAACCATATAATATACAATCATTAAACGCTTTGAAAAAGGTAAGAAATAATCCAGAGGCAGATATTACTATATATAGAGCAACAATAGGTGACAAAATAAATCCAGGCGATTGGGTTACTCCTTCTAAAAAATATGCTGAATATCATAATCAAAGTCAATTTGATGGAAAAGCAAATATTTTAGAAATGAAAGTAAAAGCTAAGGATGTTTTATTTGCAGGTGATGATATTAATGAATTTGGCTATTTTCCAACTGAAACAAGAAATTCTTTAACTACTAATAAAGAATTAAAAACTAACTTAAATGTTAAAGGAACAAAAACAACTTTTGGTGAATTATTTAATAAAAATATGGTATTACCAACTTTCAAAGAAAATAATAGTAGTAATGAAAAATTAGGTAATAATGTTCTTCCAACAGCCACTGATATAAAAAAAATAAATGAAAATAAAATACCTTCATTTAAAAATTCAGAATATACACCAGACGATGTAAGCAAGAATGTTGATTTGAAAAGTAATGAATTAAAAAAGCAAAACTTAAATAAAATAAACAATAATAAAGCAAGTATAGATAAATTAGTAGATGCTCGAAATGAAACGTTAAAAAATATTGATAATCAAATAAATAAAAAACGTGAATTATATAATTCTAAAAAAAATAAGAACACAAAAATTGCTAATATAATTCAACAACAAATAATAAGTATGGAATCAAGTAAGAAAAGTATTACTGAAGCATATAAACAACGTATTGAACGACTTGAGGATAGAAATAGAAAATTGTCAAATAAAGAAAATATTACAAACTTACAAAGGAAAAATGTATCAGAGCAGTATAGAGAACTTGCTGAATCGATAGTTATTGATAATATTGATTCTTGGAAAGATAAAAAAATAGGACTAGCCTATAAAACTGAAAAGATGGAACGTAATATATATGATATTATTCCAGACAAAAATGTGGCTAAAACTGTTGTTGATACATATATAACACCTCTAAAAATTGCTGAGGTTAATCAAAAGAATTTTATTAATGAATATGTTGATAGAATAAAGAAATTAGGTTTAACCGAAGAAGAATCAGTTGCTGTTCAATTACTTGGCGAAGCTAAATTTAATATTTCAACTATGGAAGCTGATACAGAGCGAGCACAAAAAATTCTTAAAAGAGAAGATGCAAAAACTGATGTAAAAGAAAATGCACAATTTTATTTAGATGCAGTTGAATATATTAATGCTAATAAATTAGATATTGATAAAATTCAAAATGCCGTAAAAGAATTTAAAAAAATATATAATGAATTATTTATTAAGGTTAATAGTGTTTTAAAAGAACAAGGCTATAAAGAGATGGATTATAAAAAAGATTATTTTCCACATTTTACAGAAAGAAAAGCCACTAGTAAGTTTGGAATGCTAATGGAAAAATTAGGATGGAAAAAAATAAATAATGATATTCCTACAGACATTGCTGGCATTACTGATACTTTTAAGCCAGGAAAAACATATTTTAATCACTTACAACGTAGGTATGGAAATATAACAGAATATAATGCACTTAAGGGATTTGATAATTATATTGGTGGTGCATCTAGTTTAATATATTTAACAGAACATATTCAAAAATTAAGAGCACTTGAAAATGAAATAAGATATATACATTCTGAAAAAGGAATTCAAGAACAATATAATGAAATAGTTAAATCAAATGCTGATACTGATACAAAGGAGGCTCAAATTAATCAATTATTTGCTAATGCTTCAAATCCGCTAAATAACTTTGTTACGGAACTTAGAAGTTATACTGATGGTATAGCTAATAAAAAATCTGAACTTGATAGAAGAATAGAACAAGCATTTAATAGAGGAATATATAGTACGATGTCTAATATTCAAGGTAGAGTTTCTGCTAATATGGTTGGATTAAATATTTCTTCTGCGTTAACAAACTTTATTCCGATTACACAAGCATATTCTCAAGTAAGTACTAAGAATATGTTGCAAGCAATTAAATTATCTATTAAAAATTCTGTATCTTCAGATTCTTTTGTTGAAAATTCTGAGTTCTTAAGTAATAGATTAATTAAATCAGAAAAATTATGTCAAACTAAATTAGAAAAGTTCAGTGATAAAGCAAATATTATGTTTGATGCTATTGATAGTTTTACATCAAACGTAGTTGTTAGATCTAAGTATTTAGAAAATATTGAAAAAGGAATGTCACCAACTGCAGCTTTGAAGAATGCAGATACTTTTGCTAATAATGTTATGGCTGGAAGAGATAAAGCATCACTGCCTACAATTTTCAATTCAAAAAATCCATTTATAAAATTATTTTCTTCATTTCAATTGGAAGTAAATAATCAATATAAATATATGTTAAAGGATTTACCAAACGATCTAAAAGATGAGGCAGTGTCAAAATTAATAGGTGCATTTGCAAAAATGTTTTTTGGGGCTTGGTTTTATAATCTTTTCTCTGAAAAAATTACAGGAAGAAAATCAGCATTTAGTCCAGCTGATATTGTTTTAGATGGAATAAATACGATGTCAAATGAAAATGCATCATTCTTTGAAAATAGTATGACAGTAGCGAAAGATGTTGCGAGTGAACTACCATTTTTAGGAAATATCTTAGGTGGTGGAAGGCTTCCTATTTCATCAGCACTTCCAGATATATCTAATAGTGTAGAATCTGTTTCTACGTTATTAAATAAAGAAACTAAAAAATCAACTAAAAAAACTGCTTTAAATAATCTAGTAAAAGAATTATCTAAACCAGTATTCTATATAATTCCACCTTTTGGTGGTGGTCAAGCAAAAAAAACAATTGAGGGGCTATCAATGTATACAAAAGATATTCCAGGTTCATATACATCAAGTGGTCGTTTAAGATTTACTGCTGACGAAGGATTTTTACCTGTAGTTCAAGCTGGAATATTTGGCCAGTACGCCTCAAAGAATGCACGTGAATATTTTGATAATTCTTATTCGCCACTAACAGAAAAACAAATAGAAGAGTTTAGTTCACTAGGCATCGGAATAAATGAATATAGAACATATTTAAAGAAATACTCAGAATTAAATAAGATTAAAGCTGACATAGATCCAGAAGGCAATACGATAAATGGTAGTGCTAAAGCAAAAAAAATATATGAATTATTAAACAATAACGAGAAATATTCAGAAGATGAAGTAAATTATATATTATCTAAATTATCCACTGAAAATGAAACAATTACACTTGATGATTTAATGTTAATTGATAATGATTTAGAAAGTTATAAATATTATTTTTCTTTATCAAGTGATGGACGAGATAAATATAAGGCATTAATTTTGAATAATGGAATAGATCAAAAGAAATATATTTCATCAATTCAAAAAATTAAAAATATAAAAGAAAAGTATGCAAATGTGAAAAATCCATACACGGGTACTAAAAAAGAAAAATATAAAACTTATATTTCAAATTCAAAAAAGAATGAGATTTTTAATGTAATCAATGAATCAAATATAAGTAAAGCAGAAAAAATAATTTTATTTAAAGAAGCTGGTTATTCAATTACTAATTATAAAAAATATATGTTTTCATATATTAACTCATTAAATATCTCTAAATCTAAAAAAGAAGAAATTTGGAAATATTTATATGAAAATTAGAAAGGAGTTTTAAATGAGTGAGCCTAAATACGACAATGATAACATTAGTTATGGATATTTAAAAAAACTTTTAAAAAAATATAGTTTGGATGAAACTATAACTGATGAGAATCAAAATAGAGGAACAATTAGTAAAGTATATATTGTTCCTCCAAATACTCCTTATTATAAGGGAACTATTCTAGTTTATAATAATAAGATATACAAATGTAACAACACCAGGAAACTTGGTGTTTTTAATTGGAATGACTGGGATGTAGTAGCAACAAATGATTCATCTTTAAATAAATTTATAGAAGATATATATGATGTTGAAAAAATTCAAATACAAGAACAATTAGATAATAAAATTGAAACATATTATCAAGAAATAGATCCGGCACTGGAATGGGATGTAGATCTTATAAAAGCTAAACACGTTGGAGATTATTGGTATAGAACAAGTGATGATACTCAATGGAGATATTGTTCTTACACAAATACATCACCTATAACATATGGCTGGAGACAAGTTAATGTTCCATCGGCTATCTTTGATTTGATTAATACCAAAAAAAGTATATATACAAGTAAACCAAATAAATATAAGAAAAATGATATGTGGATAATTGAAGATGATATTTCTGATGATGATATACCAACTTCTACAGATAATCCAATAAAAAGAGGAGATTGGGTATTTGCAACACAAGATAGTGAAATCTATGATAAATCACATTGGATAAAAAGAGATGAATCAATTGATATAGATTATTTAAAAGAACACTATTATACAACAGATGAAATAGATGAAAAAAATAAAGTAATATCAGAAAACTTCGATAGCAAAATTGATAAATCAAAAGATGATATTTTATTATCTGTAGAAAGAGATTTTGTTAAAGAAGCAACGTACACCAAAGCAATTAATGATTTTGATACAAAAATTGGAACGATAGAAAATACAGTAACACAACATTCTGAAGATATTTCATCATTAAGATTAGATGCTGACGCAATAACATCAAGTGTTAGTTCGTTAACAGAAGTGATTTCAGGTAAAGATACATATGTATTAACAGATGACACTACATTTTTAAGTGATAAGGAATATTACACTTTAAATGATAGCAATGAATATGTGCTCTTAGTTGAAGGAACTAATTATAATGTTGGTGATCAAATTAATGGTTCAATTTATGAAAGAAAAAACATTCCAGGTTTAGAACAAGAACTTAATGAATCAATTGATGACCTATCAAAAAATACAGAAGAAAAATTAAATGAAGTAAGAGCGTCTTTAGAGATTGTTACTTCTACAATGATGAAACAAACTGCTGAAGCATTTGAAATGCTTTTCACACAAACAGGAATTGAAGATACAGTTAATCAGGTTAAAAATATTTTAAATAACAATACAAATGATCTTAACGTAATTAGTCAATATATTAAATTTAAGGCAGGAACAATTATACTTGGAGCTAATGATAGCCAGTCTAAATTAATTATTCAAAAGGATAGAATTAGCTTTATGACTGGTGACAATGAAAGTGCTTATATTTCTCAAAACCAATTATATATTCTTGATTCTACGATTTTAAGAAAACTTCAGTTAGGCAAATGGATAACTCAAGAAGATGAATATGGAAATTTGAATACAAAGTGGGGAGGAGGTAATGCATAATGGCAACATATTATACGAATTGGTCTAAATCAGGAGGTTCAAGTCCTAATGGAGCTCAATATACAGTTAATGGTAAAAATGTTACTTACTATAACGATGTTAAGTATAAATTTGTTGTAACTGAAAAAGTTGATAAGGATAATAACAAATCTACTTTTGTAGTCAATAAGTATGCTGTGTTTTATTATACGTGGGATGATGCACCTGCAACCTTAAGAATAACAATGAAATCTAAGATTCCTAAATCCGCTTCATATAAAAGTGAAACTAAAACAGTAACAAGTTCTAAATCCAGTAATGGTTACGTCTATGTAGGACAAGATTCATTTACAGTTTCTCATAACGAAGATGGAACTGGTTCTACAACTTTTGTTGGACTCGGTACTTATACAGGTGGTTCTGGAACAGTATATACGAGAACAGTCTCTAAAAATCTAGATATGACAAAAATAAATAGAACATCTACGATTACTTCAAATGCTACTTCTTCAACTAAATTTGGAGATACTATAAATTTTTCAATAAATAGAAAAAATTCAGGATTCACTCACGATATTAAATATTCAATGTATGATGCATCTGGAACAATTGCAACCAATGTAAGTGTAAGTCAAGAATGGACCATACCAGTTAGTTTAATATCAAATACGCCGAATAACTCAAATCCAACAATTACAATTATATGCTACACCAAAAGTGGAAACACAGTAATTGGTAGTGAGAGTTATTCTTTTAAATGTTTAGTTCCAGATGATTACAAGCCTTTGTGTTCTATCTCTATTGAAGAAATAGGGGTAGTTCCAAATGATTGGAATGTTTACGTAAAAGGTAAATCAAAATTAAAAGTAACAGTAAATACTTCAAAAAATATAGAGAACGATACTGCTTCGGTAAAATCAATCGTTTCAAAAATAGATAATGAAATCTATCAAGAAAATCCATTTTCAACAAACTTATTAAAAAATGAAGGAGAAATTAAAATTAATTCTATTGTAACTGACAGCAGAGGTAGAACAACTGAAGAAAATAAATTAATAGATGTAATTGATTACTTCGCTCCTACAATTTTAAATTGCAAAATAATTAGGTGTAATGCTGATGGAACTTTAAATGATGAGGGAACTTATGCAAAGGCTAGCATTCAATATTCAATTGCTTCTGTAGATAATTTAAATTCAAAAAAAGTAAAAGTAATTTATGGTTCAGTTGAGAAAAGTGCAATATTGAGTGATTATGAAGGAACTTATACATTTACAGATTTATTTAGTGGGCTAGAAACAAATTCAAGTTATAATTTTGAATTTCAATTAATTGATCAATTTGAAGTAATACCACAATCATTTAATTTAACGCCAGCATATGTAACAAAATCTTTATTATCTGGCGGTAAAGGAGTGACTTTTGGTCAAGTGGCTACTGAAGAGGGACTTCATTCTTATATGAAATCTGAATTTCACGATGATTTAAAATCAAAAAATATTAATGTAAGTGGTTTAAAAATCGAAAAAAATGCTGAAGGGAGTTGGATACTTTATGCAGAAGATTAAATTAAATATACAAAGATTTGCAAGTGGTACTATTGAAGCAAGTGAATCCTCTATGAGTGGAGGAACTTGTAAGATGGAATGGTCAAGTTCTCCGATAGATAATACAAATCAATCTTACTTAAATGTTGTTGTGTATGCGAGAAGAACCAGTGGAAGTACAGGATTATTTTGTACATTGTCAGGAACCGTAACTGCCGATGGAAAAAGTAGTTCATTTTCAAAGTATAGAGGTAGTAATGATAGATGGACAACTGAGTGGAAAGAGGTAGGCAGAATTGAAGATGTAAAAGTTTCTCATAATGAGGATGGTACCAAGTCAGTTAAAATTTCTTGTAGTGTTACTGGAGATACAAATAATCTTAATGGTACTGCTGAAGCAAGTGCTACAGTTACACTTGATCAAATAAATCGTGCGAGTAAACTAAATAAAATTGAAGATTTTCTTCTGACTGATACAATTCAAATTGGTATTACAAAATATATAAATGACGCTATTGATAGTTTAGAAATAAAGCTAGGGGATACTCTTATTAAAACTATTAATAATGTTGTTAATAACTATGAACTGTTATTTACAAATGATGAGCAAGAGCAAATTAAAGGACTAATGAGTTCGCCAAAAGTTGTTCTTGCTTTTTTACTGACAACAAAATCTGGGAATACAACTTTAGGAACATCTATCCAAACTGCTAGAGCAATCTCATTTTCTAAACCAGTAGCTGTAAATTTTAAGAAAAAAAGTAATGGTCATTATTTAATTTCAGTAAATGGACCTGCAAATGAAAATGCAGAACCATTACAAGTTTATGATGACCAAGGCGATGATTTATTATTCTATCAACCCGGCGATACCTTTGAATGTGACTATGATGTTATATTAAGTGGTTATGTTACTTCAGGGACAACAGGCGTAAGAGTATCGTTTCCTTCACCAAAAAGGTTAGACAATATAACAAGCATAACTTGTCAATCTTTTAAATGCGAAGCCAGAGGGATAAAGGGATATTTAAATGGTGAACCAGGAAGTATTGAGTATGTAGGTCGAAGTGGCTATACAATTAGTATTAATAAATCTAATAATAATGTTATTAATTTTTTAATCATTAAAAGTTCTGCTTGGACAAACGTTGATAATAATACACCAGTTGTATTTGTAGCTTACAAAGGATATTTAAAGTTAACATTTAACTAAATATAGAAAGGAGGAGAAATGAGTGAACAAATAAAAGAGTTATTTTCTTTGGTCTTTCAGTATGGAGGAACAGTTGTAATGGCTGTTCTTTTCATTGTTTATTTATTTTCAGACAGAAAAGATCGCAAGGAAAAAGAATCGGAAGAAAAAGAAGATAAGAGACAAGAAAGAGAAGCAAATAATGCAATTCTCAAAGAGTTGTCTGTTAGTAATAGAAATATTGCTGAATCTTTAAATTTACTTAAAACAAGCATGGATAATACAAATAACGAGTTCAAGCAACATGATGAAAGAGCAATTAAGAACTTTCAAAATATACACGATGATTTATTAATCTTAAAAGAAAGAAAGTAGAAAGGAAATGATTAAATATGGAATTAGAAATAATAAAAAAAATATTAATAGTAAGCATAGCCGCATCTATTGTTAGTACTGCGACAATTCAAAAAATAAAAGAGCAATTAAAGAGTAAGAAATGGCTCTTTTTTGCAAGTTTAATATCAAGTGTAGTTATTGGTATCACATTTGCAGTATCGTTCACAGAACTATCTCTAATCAATTCTATGTGGGTGGGATTAATCACTTGGTTAGGAGCTGATGCGATATATAAATCTTTTGAAGATAAAATTTTCAAAAAGTATAGTGACATAGAGAATGTAATCGAGATAGAAAGAGATGATATCGAATGATTTATTTAGGCTATAGTTGTAAATATTTAGCTTTTACTACATATTTTAGTACTAAGCATAAAGCTGTAGATATACCTCGTAAAGTTACAGTTGGTAATAAAAAAATGACAAATGAATATTCTTATATGGCATACGAGGGAAAGATTGTTAAAAATGCAAAAGCTAGTGATTATGGTTGGTATGTAGAGTATGAGGTAAAAGATGGTAAGGATACTTATCTAATTGCAAGTGGGCATTTTGACTCAAAAAGTCCATTAGCAGTTGGAAAAACATATCCAAGAGGTACGGTTATTAATAAAATTGGACATCTTGGAGCTGATTCTACTGGCTACCACGATCATTTTAGAGTTACAAAAAATGGTGTAAGAGTTAATCCACTTGATTATTGTTATGCTTATTCAGATTGGAATGTTCAAGGCACGAAAGAAACAAAAAAATTAAAATGGTATACGCCAGAACAAAAATCAGAAGTAAAAGTTGATCAAAATGAAGAGAAAATTAAGCAATTAGAATCTATCATTGATGAATTAAACAATAAGATAAAAGATGCAAATAATCAAGTTCTATCTTTAAAGGCTCAAATAAGTGAAAAAGAAGCCCAAATTGAAGAATTAAATAACAAATTGATTAATTCTACTTGTAAACATAAATTACTTTATAAATGTTCAAAAAGTGGCAAATATAAAGTACAATTATTTGAAAACGAAGTATTATATATTGAATCTAATAAGTAATTATTTTATAATTTAAATATGAGTATTACTAAAGAACGTAAAATACAAATATTGAAAAATAATATTGAATTTTGTGAGAAAACTAAAAAACACAAAAAGATAAAAGAATATTTAAAAAGAGAACTGGATAAACTAGTTAATAGCTAGTATCTGGTTCTCTTTTTTTATGTTTAAATATAATTAGCTTTAAATATATCAATAAACTCTAAATTAGGATAATTAAGTGCAAATAGTAATTGTCCTTTTTTATGCAATGAATCAATTAAATTAGTATCACTATGACATTTTCTGTGACATTTCTCGCATACTGGGATAAATAATCCATACTTAATAGAATTACTTCTATTTCGTCCATAAAATACCTCGTGAAGATGCTCTCTTTTAAGTCCACACAAATAGCATACTTTTAGATTATCTGTGAATAGTGATATAGTTCTACTTTTATCTAATTTAGATTGTTTAGTAGTTCTATTAGTTATTGCTTTATATTGTTTATATTCTTTATTATTGCAATCTCTATAGCAACTAAAAGATACCTCTTTTTTCAACATAGTACAATAACAATATTTTTTATTTTTTTTACTTCTAATTTTAAAGTATTTGCAGTTCATAATTTCAATGCAAAAAATTACCATAAAATTACCATAGAATAGGTGGAAAATATGGAAAATTACCATATTTTTTGGAAAATAAATAATAAAAAACCCTTAAAATAAGGGATTTTGTATCAAAATATGGTGACTCATATGGGATTTGAACCCATGAATGTCGCCTTGAGAGGGCGATGTGTTAACCATTTCACCAATGAGCCATAACAATGTTAATTTTAACATAACTTTATCATTTTGACAACAATTATGTATTTAAAATATAAAA